TAAAGACCCTACACTAGATGTCATACTAATACCAGTTGGATTAGCAACAGCACCTCCTAGTCCAACTATAGAACCAAGACTAGATTCCATAGAGAAACCAGAAACAATAACAGCTAGTGTTGGTTCAATAGATCCTAATGATATGAGTTTAGGATTGACTGGAGTTTCAGCTTCATTTAATATTGGTGCAATAACTATACCAGATATTACAGTAGGATTAACTGGACAATCTGCAACATTTAGTATAGGAGCTGTAAATATATTTGCTTATGGCGATGTTGACACTGGTTCTAATACGTCGTATAGTAATATTTCAACGGGTTCGAATTCTTCATATTCGGATGTTGCAACAGGATCAAATACAAGTTATAACGATGTAGCAGCTTAGGAGAATTTTTTATGGCATCAACATACACCCCTCTGGGTATTGAAAAACAAGCAACTGGTGAAAACGCAGGAACTTGGGGTACAAAAACAAATACAAATTTAGAAATCGTAGAACAAATATCTGGCGGTTATACAGCGCAAGCTGTTGCTGATTCAGGAGACACAACTCTTTCAGTATCTGATGGTTCAACTGGTGCAACTCTTGCACACAGAGTTATAGAATTTACAGGATCTCTTACAGCTTCAAGAAACGTTACAATACCTTTAGACGTACAAAACTTTTATTTTTTAAAAAATGCAACATCAGGTTCTCAAAATGTTGTGTTTAAATATGCAACAGGTACAGGAACTTCTGCTACAGTTGCAAATGGTAAAACTGTAATTGCATATGCAAAAGCAGATGATGGTACTAATCCAAATATTTCTACAATATCATTAACTAGTGATTTAGTTGATGACACTACACCACAATTAGGTGGTAACTTAGACACTAATAGTTTTAATATTGCATTTGATGATGCTCACGGAATTAATGATGAAAATGGTAATGAACAAATTATATTTCAAACAACTGGTTCAGCAGTCAATCAACTTGATATAACAAACGCGGCAACTGGAAGTGGTCCTGAAATATCATCTACAGGTGGCGATACTAATATTGATCTTAAACTAACTCCAAAAGGTTCTGGTAAAGTTGTTCTTGATGGTAATGTTAGTATTGATACTGGAGTAATTGATCTTAAAAATGGTGGTACAGCTTCAAAAGTATTATTTTATTGTGAATCAAGTAATGCTCACGCACAAACTGTCCAATCTGCACCTCACTCAGTAGGTGCTACAAATACTTTAACACTACCTGGTGGAACCACTATAGGAAATAGCGCTGCTGTTCTTGTATCTGATATAGGAACACAAACACTTACAAACAAAACTTTAACATCTCCAAAAGTTAATGAAGATGTAGCAGTGACTTCAACTGCAACAGAACTTAACATATTAGATGGTGTAACATCTACTACTGCAGAACTTAACATATTAGATGGTGTAACAGCTACTGCTGCAGAGATAAATTACTCCGATCTTGCAACATTAGGTACTACAGCTGCTTCAAAAGTATTAACAGCAGATGCTAATAATTTTACAAAAATTACTGGTGCTGTAGCAAACGAAGAAGCAACATTAACAGATGGATCAACTATAGCTTGGGATGTAATAGCTTCTCCAGTTGCAAAAGTAACTTTAGCTGGAAACAGAACTTTATCTGCACCTTCTGGATCAACTCCTATTGCCGGTCAATTTATTGCAATAACAGTTATTCAAGATGGTTCAGGATCAAGAACTTTAACATGGAATGCTACATACGAATTTACGGCTGATACAGCTCCAACATTAACAACAACTGCTAGCAAGGCGGATTTATTCGTTTTTAAATACAATGGATCTAAATGGTTAGAAACTGGTAGAAATCTTAACTTAACAATATCATAGGAATATTATGTACGCATTAGTAGAATCAGGAACAATTACAAAATACTTCAATAACCCTAAAGGGTTTACTTTAGGGGATACACAATACCCAGCGGACATTTTTATGAAATGGTCTGTTGAAGAAAAAAAAGCTATCGGTATTTATGAAGTAGTTTTTGATAATAGTAATAAAAAAGATGAACAATGGTATATAAATACTAATCAATCTTTTGCTTTTGCTAATGATACAGTTACAGCTTCCTATGGAACTGCAACACCTAAATCACATGCAGATACAACAGACACAATTAATGGAGTTGAATTCACTACACCAGGTCTTAAAACAAATTTAATTAAACATTTAAAAACAAATGTTTCAAACGAATTAGCTAAAACTGATTGGTACATAACTAGAAACACAGAAAAATCTACAGCAATCCCTAGTAATATATCTACTCACAGAGATGCAGTTAGAACTAAACAAGCAGAAATGGAAACTGCAATAATTAATGCAAGCGATACCGCAGCATTAGAAACTTTACACACATATGTTAACACAGGTACAGAAGAGAATCCTGTAATGACAAGACCACTAGGCGAACTACCAATACTGGAGTCGTAATCCATGCCGATAATTTTACCAGCAAACTCAGCAGTAGCAGGAGGCTTCAATGTAGATAACTCATGTAGATTTAATAGTGGTAGTAGTGATTATTTAAATAAAAATTTAGGAACACCAACAAATAATAGAAAATGGAGTTTTTCTTTTTGGGTAAAAAGAGCTGGTTCTGGTAATCAAATGATAACTTCAACAAATAGTTCAACAAGCTATACTTATTTTGGAACAGACCAATTTGCTTTTGAACAATATTCTGGTGGATTTAATTATAGATTGAAAACAAATAGATTGTTTAGAGATTTTTCAGCTTGGTATCATATAGTTATAGCTGTTGATACAACTCAAGGTACAGATACTAATAGAGTTAAGATTTACGTTAATGGTGTTCAAGAAACATCATTTGAATTTGCTACTTATCCATCGCAAAATTTTGATACAAGTTTCAATAGTGCTGTTTCGCATTTTATAGGTAGAGAAGGAAGTACATATTTTGATGGTTATTTATCAGAAGTAGTTTTAATTGATGGTCAACAATTAGCACCAACATCATTTGGAGAATTTGATGAAGATAGTGGAATATGGAAACCAATAGATGTATCTGGTTTAACATTTGGCAACAATGGATTTTATTTAGACTTTGAAGATAGTTCAGCTTTAGGAAATGATGCTGCTGGTTCTAATAACTTTACAGTTAATAACCTTACAGCAATAGATCAATCTACTGATACTTGCACAACAAATTTTGCAATATTAAATTTTTTAGCTAAAGGCAGTAGTTCAACATTTTCAGAAGGAAATTTAAAAGAAACTGTTGGTAGTGCTACTTATAATACATCAACATCTACAATAGGTGTATCAAGTGGCAAATGGTATTGGGAATATAAATTGCCATCTGGTGGTTTAAATTATGTATTGTATGGAATAACAAGTGTTGAAAGTTCTGCAAGAGATGCTGATGTTATGACAAATTTTAAAACATCTTATGCTAAAACTTCATATGCTGGTGAATTTAGATATAATACTGGTGGTGGTGCATATTCAACTGACACAAGTGGTTTTAGTGCAGATTCAACAGGCGATATAGTTAAAATTGCTTTAGATTTAGATAACAATTTTATTTATGTTGGTAATGGTAATAGTTGGTATAATAGTGGAAATCCAGAAAGTGGTGCATCAGGAACTGGTGCGGCAAAAGCTGTAGTTGCTGGATTAACTTATTTTCCAATGATGATTGTTTATAATAACAGTCTGGAAATAAACTTTGGCTCTGCCCCTTACGCAATCTCATCTGGCAATGCAGATGGTAATGGATTTGGAAACTTTGAATATACGGTCCCATCGGGCTACCTCGCCCTTTGTACCAAAAACCTAGCGGAGAACTCATAATGGCAAATTATACAGACGTAGACGATTCATCATCAGCTTTTCAAGTAAAAACTTACTCTGGATCTAACAGTTCCAATGCAGTAACTTTTGATGGTAATTCAAATTTACAACCAGATTGGTTGTGGATGAAAAAAACCAATGGGAGTGCTAATCATTTTGCCTACGATGTAATAAGAGGTGCTAATAGATCACTTGTTCCTAATGATACAGATGCACAAGATACAAGTGGAGAATCAACTAGCTATCTTACTAGCTTTAATAGTAATGGTTTTACCCTAGCTGGTAATTATGATAACACAAATAAATCTGGAAACTCTTATGTTGGTTGGGGTTGGAAAGCTGGTGGCTCTCCTTCTAATAATACTACTGGTGATATAACAGCAAGTCAATCTGCTAACGCTACTGCTGGATTTAGTATTTCTACATTTAATACCAATGGTCAATCTGGAACGATGACTTGTGGTCATGGCTTATCTTCAGCTCCAAAAATGATAATTGTAAAACCTTATACTACAAGCGATGATTGGTATATATATCATCACTCACTTGGAAATGCTAAATACATTAGATTAAATCAGACAGCTTCTTCAACATCTAATTCTAATACTTGGGCTTCAACAAGTCCAACATCTTCTGTTTTTTCAATGAGTACAAATTTTTGGGGTGCTAATACTAATGGACTAATAGCCTACTGCTTTGCAGAGAAAAGAGGATTTAGTTCTTTCGGATCCTATTTTGGCACTGGAGCAACTGATGGAACATTTGTTTTTTGCGGCTTTAAACCAGCTTGGGTTCTTTGCAAATTAACAAGTGGATCTGGATATGGTTGGACTTTGTTTGATAACAAAAGAGCTGGATATAATCAAGATAACTATACTTTGCAACCTGATGGTGCTGCTGGACAAAATACTAGTGGTGGTAACGGAAGAATTGATATTTTATCAAATGGTTTTAAACTTAGAACAACAGATGCTGGAATAAATGGTAGTGGTAGTGAGTACTTGTACATGGCATTTGCAGAAAACCCATTTGTAACATCAACTGGTGTACCTGCACTAGCTCGATAAGACAACTTGATACATAGTTAATTCTGGTGTATTTTAAAAAAGGATAAAAATATGCTACAAAAAATAGGTTTTCAACCTGGAATCAATAAACAGATAACACCTACAACAGCAGAAGGTCAATGGACTGACTGTGATAATGTAAGATTTAGATATGGTACACCTGAAAAAATAGGTGGTTGGAAACAATTAGGTGATGACGCATTGACTGGTGCAGGTCGTGGACTTCATCATTTTGTAAATAGTAAAGCTAGAAAGTATGCGATCATTGGAACTAACAGAATTTTATATGCATATTCGGGTGGTGTATTTTATGATATACACCCTATTAAAACTACGACAACGCTTACTAGTGCATTCAGCACGGTTAACGGATCACCAACTGTTACAATAACTTTTAGTGGAGAGCATGGTATATCTGCACAAGATATAATTTTATTAGATAATTTTAGTGCAATAACTAATTCTAACTACTCAGCTTCAGATTTTAACGATAAAAAATTTATGGTAACAACCGTACCAACAAGCACAACTATAACTATTACAATGCCATCAAACGAATCAGGATCTGGTGCAACGACATCAGGTGGTATAAGAGTACAACATTATTATCCTGTAGGACCAGCTGTACAAGCTCAAGGTTTTGGTTGGTCACTTGGATCATGGGGTGGTGAAGTAGCAGGTGAACCTACAACAACTTTAACAAATGGTATAAATAGTGCTGTAACCACTGGAATTATATTAGGTGATGTATCTCAGTTTCCAGATGCAGGTACAAACTTTATAAAAATAGATAACGAAGAAATTTCATATACAGGTATATCTGGTAATGAACTTACAGGTGTTACTAGAGAAGTTAGAGGAACTTCTGCTGCAGCTCATAGTGGAGGTGCAACAGTTACTAGCACAACAAATTTTGTAGCATGGGGAGAAGCTGCATCAGGTGACTTAGTTCTTGAACCTGGTATGTGGTCATTAGATAACTTTGGTGACAAAGCAATTTGTTTAATCCACGACAGTGCTGTTTTTGAATGGAATTCTGCTGCAACAAATGCAGAAACAATTAGAGCTAGTATTATATCAGGTGCACCGACTGCATCACGTCATATGATAGTATCTACTCCCGATCGTCACTTAGTATTTTTTGGAACAGAAACAACTATTGGAGACACAACAACACAAGATAATATGTTTGTACGATTTTCTGATCAAGAAGATATAAATACATACGTGCCTACAGCAACCAATACAGCGGGTACACAAAGACTGGCTGATGGATCACAGATCATGGGAGCAATAAGAGGTAGAGATGCAATTTATGTATGGACTGATACTGCATTGTTCACTCAACGTTTTGTTGGTCAACCATTTACTTTTGCGTTTGCACAAGTTGGAACT